TGCAAAGGGCGATCTGGCAGAGGTCATCTCCTCGGCCATGGCCGATGGCCAGATCAGCCCGAACGATGCTGACCAGATAACCCGTGCGTGCGCGCAGGTGATGGCGGCGATCGTGCAGGTCAGCCAGCACGCTGAGGCGGCGGCGGCGAGGGGTGGGGCGTGTTCCTAACCCCCGTCCAGATCGTGCCAGCTAGGGCACAACATTCGTGGCGCCGTGCTACAGCATGGGTATCCGCCCAACGAGGGGGATACCCCATGAAATCACGATCCGAAGTGCTCCGCCAACTGCAGTGCTGCCTGGACGTCATCGCCCACAGCAAGCCCATGACCGATGCAGAGCGTGCAGCACACCGCTGCCATTGCGCCGCTGAGCAGGCAAGGGCTGAAGCGCGCCGCTCGGCAGCAGCGACACCTGATCTGCTGGGAGGGCTGTAATGGCTCGTATCCGTTCAATCAAGCCTGAGTTCTGGTCCAGCGAGCAGATCATGGAATGCTCGCCGACATCTCGACTGCTCTTCATCGGGTTGTGGAATTTCTGCGACGACGCGGGAAACCACGTGGCCAGCGCGAAGACCATCAAGGCCGAAATCTTCCCCGGCGACGACATCTCATCGACGGACGTTCAGCGAATGCTCGACGAGCTGTCGTCGAATTCTCTGATCGCCTTCTACGCCAACGGTGACAAGCAGTATCTCCATGTCACGGGGTGGAAGAAGCACCAGAAAATCGACCGACCTACCTTCAAGCACCCCCCGTATTCGCATGATGATCGTCGAGACCTCGACGAGTCCTCACCCCCGGAAGGGAAGGGAGAGGAGGGGAGAGGAGAGGAAGGGAAAGGAAAGAAGAACCCCCCTAACCCCCCGGCTGACGCCGAGGGGAAGAAGACGGTCCGTTTGAAGCGGGAGAAGATCTCCTTCACGGTCTTCGCTGACGCTTGCCGGGAGTCCGGGGAACGGGCCATCCGTGCTGACGACCCGATCTTCGATTTCGCCGAGGATGCCGGAATCCCGAAGGAGTTCATCGCGCTGGCCTGGCGGGAGTTCGCCATCCGCCACCGTGAGAGCGGCAGGCTGCAGAAGGACTGGCGCGCCCACTTCCGCGATGCCGTGCGGCGCAACTGGTTCAAGCTCTGGTGGTGCCCGGACGGCGGCGGCTGCGAGCTGACCACGGCCGGCGTGCAGGTGAAGCGCGAGCGGGATGCCGAGCGCGAACGTGAGCGGCTCGAGCACCAGGGCCAGCAGGATCAGGCCGCATGAGCGCGATGCCGGACTACCTCGACAACGTCGCCCAGTTGCGCATGCCGCCGCATTCGGTCCCGGCCGAGCAGTCGGTGATCGGCGCGCTGCTGCTGGCGCCGGAAGCCCTGAAGCAGGTCCGTGACCAGCTGGCGCCGGAGGACTTCTATCGCCGCGAGCACCAGGTGATCTACCAGGGCATCTGCGGCGTGGACGACCTGAAGCGCGAGGTCGACGTGGTCACCGTGGGTGACTGGATCACCGCCAACGTCGAGGTCGGTGCGCAAGACCTGATCGCCACGGTGTACGAGCTGGCCAGCAGCACGCCGTCGGCGGCCAACGTCCGCGCGTACGCCGACATCGTGCGCAACAAGGCGCTGCTGCGGCAGCTGATCGACACCACCACCGACATCGCCGACAGCGCCTACCAGGCCAGCGACGATGAGGCGGAGGAGGTCGTTTCAGCATCCGCGGCGAAGCTGGCCGGCCTGACCGTGAAGTCCAGCGGGAACGGTGGGTTGGTGCTGGTGCGGAGCGGTGTGCAGCGGGCATGGGACGAAATGGAGGCTCGCTTCCACGGTGAAGGCACGCTCGGCATCGCGCCGAAGTGGAGCAGCGTGCGTCGCAAGATTCCTGGGCTGGAGCCGACGGACCTGATCGTCCTGGGCGCTCGCCCGTCGATGGGAAAGACCGCCCATGCCCTGAATTGGGCAGAAGACGCAGCGGCCGGCGGCCGAAACGTCGCAGTCTTCAGCCTGGAGATGTCGGCCTCCCAGTTGAGCATGCGGCTGATGGCCGCCCACGCCGGCGTCGACCTGAGCCGCATGCGCGAGAAGGGCGCCTTAACCGATGACGAATGGGGCAGGTTGTCGCAGGCCCGCGCCTACCTGCACACGCTGCCGCTGGCGATCGACGACTGCGGCTCGCTGTCAGTGGATGCTCTGGCGGCGCGAGCCTCGCGCATGCACGCCAAGGTAGCGGGCGGCCTGGGCCTGATCGTTGTGGACTACCTGCAACTGCTCACCGGCAAGGCCAAGTCCGAGAACCGCACGGCCGAGGTGTCCTACATCTCGCGGCAGCTGAAGCGGCTGGCCAAGGATCTGAACTGCCCGGTGATGGCGCTGTCCCAGCTCAACCGTGGGCTGGAAGGAAAGACGGACAAGCGCCCCGGCATGGCCGACCTGCGCGAGTCCGGCGCCATCGAGCAGGACGCCGACGTGATCGCCTTCCTGTACCGGGACGACTACTACACCAAGGATGCCTGCGGCGCACCGGGGATCTCCGAGCTGATCGTGGCGAAGAACCGCCAAGGCGAGACGGGCACCTGCTACCTGCAGCACCGCCTGCAGTGCAGCTCCTTTGACGACTACACCGGGCCGCGCCCGAACTACACGGTCAAGGCGACCGGAGCAGCAGCCGGCGGGCAGGACGACTTCGATCTGCCGCTGCCCCGTGGTCGCCGCCGTAGCAGCCGCGATCGAGCAGCCGGAGACGACGCATGACCGCCTTGACCGCAGCCGCCAAGAAGATCCGCGCCAAGCGCGCCAGCCGACCGATCTACGCGACCTGCATGCGTGTGGTCGATCCGACCACTGGTGAAGAGCTGGGTGCCTTCGTACCGCTGCACGAAATCGACCGCCGACTGGCCAAGGACCGCGGCTACCGCGCCGGCCGCGAGTACCGCCTCGAGATCAAGGAATCGCGCAACGCCGCTTTCCACCGGCTGGCCCACGTAATCGGCCACCTGCTGGTGGACAACGTCGAGGCGTTCCGAGACCTCGACGCGCACGCAGCACTGAAGCAGCTGCAGCTGGAATCGGGAATCTGTTGCGAGACGGTCGAGATGGATGCATCACCGGTGGTGAAGGCACTCTTGGACGCGGCCGAGGTCGTGCTGGGCGCCGGCGCGCGCAGGGTACTCGCCGCTGTGCTGCCGGATATCCGCGTTATCCCCGTGAAGGTCGCTCAGTCGTTGGCCTTCGACTCGATGGAGGAGGGGGATTTCAGCCTGTTCTTCACCGGCATAACCGCGTGGATCGGTGAGAACTACGCGCACGTCATGCTGAACGACGTGCGCGCGGACTACTGGCGGATGGTTCATGGCCGCCAACAGGGGCGCGCCGCATGACGTTTCCCTGCCTGAAAACCGTTACATGCCTGGCCTGGGGACGAGTTTCGCCTTCAAAGCCTCCAAACGAGCTCGGCCGGCGGCCGTCAAGGCGATGCGATCAGGCTCGGCATGACCTCTGGCGCGCAGGTCAGCCAAAGTCGGCGGCTCGGACGGCTCCATCCCGGCATCAACGGCTTGCAAGGATGCAAGTTCAGCTTTCTCTTCGTGGGTCAGTGCCATGTCGATTCCTTTCAGTGGTTCGTGAGTGGCCGATCATGCGTGGCAACGGCTCAAGCTGCAAGTCGTTGCGCCGACGGGGAAAGCCCTGATGCGCCGCGCAATCAAGGCCGCCACCAAGCCTGAGCAGGCATACCAGGACGCCGCGCGCGCTCTCGGCTGCGTGGTCTGTCGCTGGCGGCATGCCGCCGGTCTGCAGTGCGGCATCGGTTGCGGCCCCGTCCGGATCCACCACCGGAACGTGGGCGACCTGCATGGCCAGAAGCAGATCGGCCAGCACGCCGTGGTCGCCATGGGCGACTGGCACCACCAAGGCATTCCGATGCCGGGCAAGAACGCCAAGTCCATGTACGCCATCTACGGGCCCAGCTTCCAAGAGCAGGCGCGCGAGTTCCGCATGTGGACGCTCGAGGCGCTGCCCGGCCTCGGCCGCGGCACCGAGGCATGGCAGGCCTACCAGGACCAACTACTTCAGCAGTCAGCACCGAGGGACGCAGCAGCATGAACGACGAAAAGCGATACGCGACCGCCCACGAACAGGGCAGGGCAGCCCGCCGCGGTGGCAAGCCGCGCAGCGCCAACCCTTACCTGGGCAGCACCAAGCTGCTGCGCGACCTGCACGAGCAGCACGAGCTCGGCTGGCTGGCGCAGGACAGCGAGAACGCGGCCGCGCGCCGGAGGGCACGATGAGCGCTCTTCGCCTTACCTTCGGTATCGACCCTGGCCTGAAGGGTGCGGTGGCCACGCTGTTGGACGGCGTGCCTGGCCCGATCCTGGACTTGCCCACGGTGGACGTGGATGGCTGGGGGGAGATCGATGCCCGGCCCATCGTCCTCTTCATCCGCGAGCAGCGTGCAAAGAACCCCGGCGCCTATGTCTCGGCCTGTATCGAGAAGGTCGGCGCGCGGCCAGACGACGGCGGCACCAGCGCCTTCCGGTTCGGCCAGACCGCCGGCAAGCTCCAGGCCATCCTGGAAGTGCTGGGCATTCCGCAGACCCGGGTCATCCCGTCGGTGTGGAAGCGCTCGATGGGGCTGATCGGCAAGGACAAAGATGCGGCACGCCAACTGGCGCTTCGACGCTTCCCGTCGGCCGCCGGCGAGCTGAAGTTCAAGAAGCATGATGGCCGGGCGGATGCGTTGCTGCTGGCGCTCTATCACGACTCCCACGACTGGGACGGGAAGCAGGCGGCATGACCGAGAGCGAGGCGATCAGCAACCTGCGGCTGCGCAAGCGGTACCGGCTGCAGCTGCGACTGCATGGCCGGTGCTGGGCCTGCCAGTTCCGGCAGCGGGGCACCGACGGCTATCACTGCAAGGGCTTCACCGCGCGGCAAGGCAGCTGCGACACCGACGGGCGCCTGCCCGTGTTCCGATTCGACGCTGCTGTACTGGAGGGCCTGCGCGATGCGCAATAACGATCCGCTGACCGAACAACTCCGCCGCTGGGGCCACGCCCAGGTAAACCGCTTTGCACTGAGCCGCGCCGACCGGAGCGTGCACGTGCTGGACAAGGTCCGAGACCATGCCCCGCTGACACGGGAGCGGGCAGCTCGGGAACTGGTGGGCAGGGATGGGGCAGAGCGCAGGCGATTCATGGCCGCCCGGGCCGGCGTCCAGGGAATGAGCATGCTGCCGATGTGGGCCGTCAGCCCCATTCGTTCCGCCAACGACGCTGATCACCCACACGACAACCCGGAAATCGCGGTGGACACGGGCACGCCCGACGAGCTGCGCTGGGTCGATCGCGCCATGGCGTCGATGCACCGGCAGTACCCGCTACGCGCGCTGATCGTGCGGACCGAGTTCACGGTGTCTGCGAGCCAGGCGGTGAAGGCCCGGATGGTGGCCGAGCAGTACGGCGGCACGCTGTCGATCTGGCAGTACCGCCGGGAGTTGCAGCGCGGAGTAGACTTCATGGGCGGCAGGATCGCCGCGTAAATGCTAGAGCAGCGTATGGAAAAGACGCGTATTGACGTCTACAAGCGTGTGGGCGATTTTTGGTCCTACCGGTACACCAATTGTGCCGGAACTGTCGCGCCGTCGGACGTGTGGAAAACTCGCGATGAGGCTCTCGACGCAGCCATGGCTGTGGCGGAGGAACGCTTCCGAGAGCTTGGGGAAAGTGTCGAGGTCTACTTCGAAGACATGGGGCGGTTCGTCCCCCATAACCATCGGTTCCTGGCACTGTGAAACTTGACAAGTTGCACAAGCGCATGCCCTAATTCTGCCACTGTCAAGAATTGTCCCTGAAGCCCCGGCCCTGTGCTGGGGCTTCTGCGTTTCCGGGACCCCTACACCGATCGACCACCGTGCGACCAGGCCCACGATCCTCGCCGTGAGGCGACAGGGGCCGGCACATCCATTCCTGGGCGGAAACTGGGCTGGGTCCATGACCCCGGCCAATGTGCCTATCCAGCGGTGGTGATCGGCCTTCTACGCCCGCGCACTCTTACCGGACCCATTCGCAGAGCCAGCCGGGCTGCGGTGGCGGGCACCCTTAGCGTCAGAACCCTCGAGGCGACCATGCAACTCACTGCCAACTTCAACCTGGCCGAGTTGACGGTCACTGGCCGCAACATGCCGAACGTCCCGAACGAGGCGGAGGTGGCCAGCCTTCGTTCGTTGGCCGAGAGGATCCTGCAGCCGCTCCGCGATGCGCTCGGAAAGCCTGTCCGCGTGAACTCGGCGTTCCGGTCCGAAGCAGTGAACCGAGCGGTCGGCGGCACGGCCACGAGCCAGCACCGGCTGGGGCAGGCCGCAGACATCCACGTGCCAGGCATGACCTCGGTGGAGCTGGCGAAGAAGATCGTTGCGCTGGGCTTGCCATTTGATCAGGTGATTGAGGAGTTCGGCAGCTGGGTCCACGTGTCCTACGGGCCGCGGCATCGGCGGCAGCAGCTGAGCGCGGTGAAGCGCTCCGGGAAGACTGTCTACGTGCAGGGGATCCAGTGAGCGAGCCCGTGAGCACCCTGAAGACCATCGTTGGCACCTTCACTGCCGCAGTGGTCGCGCCGGCTACGGCTGATGCGCTTCGCGCGGCGGAGCGGATGATCCTGGGCGTGCCCCAGTCCGTGCTGCTGGTGGCGATCGCCGGCGCCCTGATTGGCGTGCTGCTGTTGCCGGAGAAGGACGCGGATCGGGTGGCCGCCGATTCCAGCCGCACGCGCGGCCACCGTTGGTTCCAGACGGCAACGCGCTTGCTGGCACTCGGCGTGGCCGTTTTGTCCTACGCCATCGTGGCTGCCTGGCTCATCGCCGTGGCGGCGACCTGGTTCCCGTCTCTGGCCGGCGCACCGCAGTTGCCGCTGGCCGGCCTGTCTGGCGTGGTCATCCGCCGAATGCTACCGGGCTACCTCAAGGTGGTCGAGCGCATCACCGGCAACATCGGAGGCGAGAAGCCATGAGCGTGCTGCTTCGATTGGCAACGGCCCTGTGGGGGCTCATCGTCGGCGCGATCGCCGATGCGGTGGAATGGCTGCGCAAGCCGGGCAGTAAGATCAAAGTCGTGTGCGCGGTGCTGGCCTTCGGGTTCATGGTTGCCGGGCTCTCTGCCTATGAGAAGGAGCAGCGGATCCAGGACCTCAGCGCCCAGGTGGTGAAGGTTCGGGCCGACTGGAAGGCCGATACCGCTCGCCTGCAGTCCGATGTCGAAGAGCGTGATGCGCGACTCGCCGAAGTAGCGGAGACGCTCCGGGCCGAGGCGCAGAAGCTGGAAGTGCTGAAGGCCGAGAGCGCCGCCGCACTGAATGGATTGGCCGGCAAGATTGAGGCGGCCGAGAAAGACGCCACCACGTGGCGCGAGCGATACCAGCAGCGGCCTGACAGCTGTCAGGCCGCGCTTGAACTGCTGGACTCGGCTTGTCCGGGCCTGATGGGGTACTGACATGCGCATCCTTTTGACCGCTTTGGTGCTGGCGCTGGGCGGGTGCCAGTCGTCACCGCCCAAGCCGAACCTGCCGGCCCCGGCCGTCATCAAGGTCCCGGTGGCCATCTATGTCCCCATCGACGCCGCGCTGACCAAACGTTGCAGTTGGGAGCGCGACGGCAAGCCCTCGGCGGTGTTCGAGGTGAGCAATGGCCGCAAGCGTTGCCTGGAGCGCTACGAGGCGCAGTTCGATGCCATCGAGCAGGTGCAGGGCAAGCCCACCGCCGGCGGTCCTTGATGCTGCACCACCAGGTCCACGCCCTCTCCCCGGCGTGGATCAGGTAATAGAGCGCCTCGGCAGCATTGGCGATGTATTCGATGCAAATCATTTGGTCGGTTCTCCTGAGTTCTTGTCCTGGTACGTTCCGAAATGCATCGCCCGACTGGTTCTCTTTGTTGCAGATGTTGCAGTCCGCTCAATCGTCGTTCCACTTGCAGGATTTCCGCTCCGAAACTCATGGCCAAGAAAACGCCCAGCCAGGCCTCGCCGCTGACGCTCAAGCAGCAGCGCTTCGTCCACGAGTACTTGAAGGACCAGAACGGCACGCAGGCTGCCATCCGCACCGGGTACAGCGAGAAGACCGCCAAGCAGCAGGGCTCCCGGCTGCTGACTGATCCGCGCGTGCTGGCCGCCGTGCAAGCCGGGCAGAAGAAGGTGGCCCGGAAGGCTGAGGTGACCGTTGAAAGCCTGATGGCCGAGCTGGAGCAGGCAAGGAAGCTGGCGCTGAAGGAGAAGCAGGCGAGCGCCGCGGTGACCGCAACGATGGGCAAGGGGAAGCTGGCCGGCCTGCTGGTGGAGAAGCACCGCCATTCCGGCGCCGTGGGCACCTACAACCTGAAAGACCTCTCGGACAATGACCTCGACCGCCTTGAACAGATCCTCGGTCCGCTTGCCGACGCTGGCGGAGATCCGAGCGGAGCGAACGAGGCGGGCGACTGAGCGAGAGCGGGAGCGCATTGCGGAGAACGTGGAGGGGATCAGGGCACGATCCCAGTCGCTGGAGGGATTCATCCTCGAGCACTGGCACGTCCTGGAGCCGACACGGCCGCTGAAGTTTGGCTGGGCGCTTCGGGCGATGTGCAGACACCTGGAGGCGGTCACCGAGGGCCGGATCCAGTTCCTGCTGATGACCGTGCCCCCGGGCATGATGAAGTCCCTGCTGATGGTGTTCTGGACTGCGTGGGAGTGGGGGCCGGTTGGCCGCCCGGACCTGCAGACGCTGGCCACCTCCTACAGCCAGCCCAACGTGCTGCGCGACAACCTGAAACTGCGGCGCCTCATCGAGAGCGACCAGTACCAGGCAGCGTGGCCGCTGAAGCTGCGCGGCGACCAGAATGCCAAGGGCAAGTTTGAGAACACCGGGAACGGCTTCAGCGAGGCCAGGCCCTTCAGTTCAATGACCGGTGGCCGCGGCGACCGGGTGAAGGTCGACGATCCGCACTCGACCGAGACGGCCGAGAGCGACGCTGAGCGCAAAACCGCCGTCCGGATCTTCCGCGAGGGCATCACCGACCGCCTCAACGACATCACATCGTCGGCCATGGTCATCATCATGCAGCGCCTGCACCAGCAGGACGTTGCAGCGGTAGCGATGGAGCTGGATCTCGGGTTCGTCCATCTGAACCTGCCGATGGAGTTCGAAGCGGAGCGGGTCGACAAGGACGGCAAGAAGTCCGGCGGCCCGTGCCGCACCTACGTGGATGGGAAGCCCTTCTTCGAAGATCCACGCACAGATGAGGGAGAGCTGCTGTTCCCGGAGCGGTTCCCGCGCGCCGAAGTGGATCGCCTGAAGCGGGCCAAGGGTTCCTACGCATGGGCCGGCCAGTATCAGCAGCGGCCGACGCCTCGCGACGGCGGCAAGTTCAAACGGGAATGGTTCGAAGTGGTGGAGGCGGCGCCGGCGATCGCATCGGCGCGCAAGGTTCGGCGCTGGGACTTCGCCGCTACGGACCCGAAGGAGAAGAACAGCAGCGACCCCGACTACACAGTCGGCCTGCTTCTGGGTGAAAGCCAGGGCATCTACTACGTGCTGGACGTTGTGCGCGACCAAGTGTCGCCCGTCGGCGTGGAGCGGATGCTGAAGAACACCGCGCTGCGGGATGGGAAGGCGATCAAGGTGCGCATCCCGCAGGACCCTGGTGCCGCCGGCAAGAGCAACGCCGCGCACCAGGTGAAGCTGCTGGCCGGCTGGGACGTGAAGTCCGCACTGGAATCCGGATCGAAGGAGGTCCGGGCAACACCGGTCGAGGCTCAGGCCGAGGCCGGGAATATCAAGCTGGTGACTGGCCCATGGGTGGCGGCGTTCTTGGACGAGATCGCCGAGTTCCCCAACGCCAAGCACGACGACCAGGTGGACGCGCTTTCCGGCGCTTTCGCTGAGCTGGTCACCGGCAGCACCTACAACTTGGGGAACGCGCTCTGATGGGCAAGCTCGCACAAATCAAAGACGGGCTGGTCAATCTGGTGGCCAACCTGGGCACGCCTCGCGATAAGGCAGCAGCGTCGTTCTACGGCCTGCCGCTGCTGTCGGAGGCTGATGCCACCAACGCCTACCGCGGCACTTGGCTGGCGCGGAAGGTGATCGATATCCCAGCGATGGACAGCTGCCGGAAGTGGCGCGGCTGGAGCGCCGACCAGGCGCAGATCAGCGCGATCGAGTCGGAGGAGAAGCGGCTGGGCCTGCAGCAAAAGGTGCTGGAGGCGCTCATCCGCGCCCGACTCGCCGGCGGAGCGGCGCTCTACATCGGCACCGGGCAGTCCGACCCGATGCAGCCGCTGAAGCCGGAGTCGATCAGCAAGGGCGGGATCAAGCACATCAACGTGCTGTCCAAGCGAGTGCTGCAGGCGGGTGAGCTGGACCGCGACCCGGAGTCGCCGGGCTATGGCCGGCCGGCGTACTACAACCTCAGCAGCGGTACTGCTGGCCAGTTGCGGATCCATCCGTCGCGCCTGGTCATCCTGCAGGGCGCCACGAAGCCGGATCCGGAGCTGGATACCGGCGACGGCTGGGGCGATTCGGTCCTGCTGGCGATCAGCAAGGCGATCAAGGACGCCGACAGCACTGCCGGGAACATCGCCTCGCTGGTTTTCGAGGCGAAGGTCGACGTGATCAAGATCCCGAACTTCATGTCGATGCTTTCGGATCCGGCGTACGAAGAGCAGATGTTGAAGCGCATGCAGCTGGCCATGATGGCCAAGGGCATCAATGGCGCGCTGCTGCTGGATGCCGAGGAAGACTACGAGCAGAAGCAAGCCCAGTTCGGCGGTCTCACTGACCTGATGATGGCGTTCATGCAGCTGACCTCAGGTGCGTCGGACATCCCGATGACCCGCCTCCTAGGACAGTCGCCGGGCGGCATGAATGCCAGCGGCGAAAGCGACCTGCGCAACTACTACGACCGCATCAGCTCTGGCCAGGAGCTGGTGCTCGGCCCGTCTCTGCAGGTGCTGGATGAGTGCCTGATCCGCTCCGCACTGGGCAGTCGCCCGGAAGAGGTGTTCTACAACTGGCGCAGCTTGTGGCAGACGACCGACACGGAGCGGGCGACCATCGGCAAGACGACCGCCGACACGATCAAGACCATCGCCGACACCCGCCTCATCCCCGAGGACGTGATGTCGGTGGTGGCAGTGAACATGCTCACCGAGGCCGGGGTTGCGCCAGGCCTTGAAGCTGAGATGCAGGACTACGCGACGACCGCGCCGGCCAAGGATGACGAAGGCGAGGATGGCGCCCCGGCAGCGACACGCGCGGCGGAACTGGGCGATGCCTCTCCGCGCTCGCTTTACGTGAGCCGGACGCTGGTCAACACCAGCGAGATCGAGGCCTGGGCACGGGAGCAGGGCATCACCGGCTTGGCCGATAACCTGCACGTGACCGTGGCTTACTCGCGGCAAGCCTTCGACTGGATCAAGGCCGGCAACGCCAACGAGTGGGGCAGCGATAGCAAAGACCAGCTGGTTATCCCCGAAGGCGGCCCGCGCGCGGTTGAACCGCTGGGTGGCATGTCAGCGGTGATCCTGTTCGCATCGTCGCAGCTGTGTTGGCGGCACGAGAGCATCATTCGCGCCGGCGGATCGCACGACTACCCGGACTACACGCCGCACATCAGCCTGACCAAGGCGCCTATCGATCTCACCAAGGTCGAGCCGTACCGCGGCCGCATCGTGCTGGGCCCGGAAATCTTCGAAGAGATCCGAGAGGACTGACCCATGCAAATCTTCGACAGCCTGGCGCTCGATGCGTCCGGGCTTGCATTCACGCGCGAAGGATTTCTGACCGGTGACGCAAAGGTCGCCCGCGCCGGCAATGTTCAGCACTACCTTGGTCGCGAACTGGGATTGAAGGACGACGACGCCAGCCGGGTGTTTGGCGTATATCGCGATCCGGAAACAGTGTTCGATGAGGACAGCATGCGCTCGCTGGTAGGCCGGCCTGTAACGCGCGGTCATCCGCCGAAGGGCGTTACCGCCGACAACTGGAAGGAACTGACGGTCGGGCAGGTGGGCGGGCGGGTGGTCCGCGACGGCGAACACGTGGTTGCGCCAATGGCGATCATGGATGCCGCCTCTGCCAAGGAAGTCGCAGCCGGCGCACGCTCGTTG